ATGACCCAGATATCCTGGACTGGTAGAGCCGTTAAGGATCTACGTAAGTTGCCTATGGACGATCAAAAGGCCATACGCGAGAAGGTCAATGGTATGGAATCTTATCCTGACTTTGGCAATCTCGATGTTAAGAAGCTGACGGATCTCGATGGGCAGTATCGTTTAAGGGTGAAAAGCTATCGCGTTCTCTTCGAGTTCCAAAATGGAGAGCCGCTAATCATTGAGATTCAGCGCGTTTTACGCCGTAGTTCGTCTACCTATTAAGGGCGGCGGGGAAACCCGCCAGAATCCCTCTGTAAATGATTGTTAAGGCAAAGACTACTATTACTACACAGCAATTCCGTGATTATAAATAAGGATTCATACATGGCTATTCAATTCATCACCGACAGCCGAGGCAGAAAAGTCTCCGCTGTAGTGCCGATTGACCTGTTTGAAAAACTAATCAGTGACAGCGAACTGGATGAGCTTTACGACGCTGTTCAAGATGAAAAAGGTGCTTCTGATAATGTTCGTTACCCAAATGATGTAATCAACATTCTTTCAGAACGTAACTGCACCATGCAGGCTGCCTGGCGCATATACAGAGGCCTTACTCAAAAGAACGTTGCTGAGGCTTTAGGTATTAAACAAGGAACCGTATCTGAGTTTGAGAAGTCAGAGCGGCCCCGAAAAGATAACCTCGAGAGGCTCGCAAAGCTCTATGATTGCCGCCCAGAACAGTTAATACTCGAGTGACTATAAACCCCGCAATAGCGGGGTTTTTTGTATCTTAATTGTGAACGTGTTCGACCCCACCCCCTGGCTATTTTGGATCTGCCGCCGGAAAACCATTACAACTATTACAGCCCCTAAAAACCATGCATAACACACTGATTTAACAAATAAATACTTGTAATACCAAAACCATTACAACACCTTACATCTGTAATAAAACAAAATATTATTCATAAATATCATTAGGTTACAGTTAGTGAGATGTAAGGATAAATAATATTACACCGTAATGCTCTTGTAAGACTTTTGTAAGATTTTCAATTCATAAAATTATCTATATATATTAGTTAGTTATAATACTTTTTTTAAGTCTGTAAGATTTGTAATGCTTTTCCGAAGCCCCCCAGCATTTCTGGAGATTCCTTATGTGGCCAAGGATTAGCCGGTTTTGTAGGGTGTTATGTATATGGTTGTGTTGTATCTATGTACACGCGGTATGGGATGGTTTAATCCCATGCTCATCCATGGCGTCAAACCCATCCCTGCTTCGTTTTACCTGCCCACCCATTCCGGCGTTTTGCTATGGTCACGCCGCGATCAAAGGTTGCGGTGAGGGATTTTTTTTCATTCGCAGAAATTTGTAAAACTCATTTTTTTCAGTCAGTTACTCATAAAATCCGCAAATGGCCAGCGGAGCTCAAACCCACGTAAAATAAATTTATTTTTTGTTTTCAATGATTCGGTGATTCAGGGATGGCGTGATCACAGGCTCTCGGATGAAAAGCACTGCAAAACATCACAACGCTTTCATTGTTGCCAGATTGCCAGGCCCTGCGGCTGACGGGCGCTGGTTGGCTGTACCTCAATCCTGATTGCATGCAAAAAAACCTAAATATTTTTTCTGCGGGCGTGGTGGGCGTGTGCTTTTTACGTCGGCAGAATTTTACGCGGGTAGATTTCGCCACAGCGCGAAGGTGCGACGCCGTAGTGGCGTTTTCGGAAGATATACGGGAGTTTGATTGCGTTAAGCTCAGCACCGCTTAGCGCGGCGCTGATGGGGTTTTACATGGTAGGGGGATTTACTTGATGAAAGGAGAATATTTATCGTTGAGGGCGGGAATCCCGTTCCCCAGGGCAGTCATGCTGCCGGCGTTGTTTGGCACACTGCTGCCGTTGTTGCTGTGAGAATGCACTGCCATCAATGCAATCGCCTGGCGCAGCACGTCCAGTGTGTCCGTCATAAGTGAAAGCACGTTGACTTCCTCACTCCCAATTATGATGCCCGGGGCCAGCAACATCTGCATAGCAGCCGTGCTTTTGCGCAACCCCTCCACCTGCTCAGTTAATGCCTGGCACTTCACGGATAGCTCACCTGCCGCACCGATAGCAAAATCACCATCGGCAATCTGCATAACCTTACCGGCCATCAGCGTGATTGTGCCGATGACCATTGTCGTGTCATTGGCTTTAACGGTCGTCTGGCGCTGAGTTGTTTCCCGGGTTTCACTGTCGCTCACCACCACCCTGCTGGCACTGCGCTCCTCAATGGCCTGATCCGTTTCACGTTGCCAGCTCCCCTCCCGGGTGACGCGCTGACTTACCCCGGCGCGCTGCTGCTGCAGCTGCTCCCCGGGCTGTATCGCCGGCAGGGATTGACCATCCTGCAGAGTCTGGCGCACAACGGGCTTATCTGGCTGGCCATCAACAAAACCCACCTCAACCACCACCCCCTCACCGGGGAAGCTAAACATCCCGCCCTCGCCTGCCGCCATTGGGACCGGCAGCGGCACGGAAACCATCTCAGGTGCGCTGGCGTCATCATTGCCGCTTTCGTCAAGCAACTGCAGGTTGACGGCATAACGGGGTCGAAACGGATCGGAAATATCCCCCAGCGTCGCCACATCTGGTGCGCCGGTTACTCTTGCCAGGCGGGGAACGTGCAGACGGGCTGAAAGCTCGGGATAGTGCTTATCAATCTGGCGTTTTTCCGGTGGATCAAAGGCGGGCTTGCCCTCCGAGTTAAGAGGTGTCCAGCTGAGCTGCATATCGCTGTTGCTTGCCTCCACGCGGGTAATGCGCCGCCCGTTCACTATCACCCCCGGGCGGATTGCCGGAACAAGTCCCATCTGCAGGCTGTTACCCGCATCCCCACGACTGGCAAATGACTCAGGCACATCGACGGGGGAACCGGCAAAGCGAGAGTGTGCATACCCCCCGATATACACAGTGCCATCCGGGAGCTGGTACCAGCAAAAATCTGGTACAGAAAATGCCGCCCCCAGGCGCTCGACCGCCAGATAGCCTGTGCCGTTACATTTAAAGTGTGGGATTTTCGTGCGAGTGTATTCGTTGTCCGGGGTATGAATAACCAGACCGGTAATGCTCTGAAGTGTATCGCACACATCGCGCAGGGTTGGGTGCTGCAGGGATATTGGGCAGCGCATACGCAGCGCCCCCACAAACTCACGCACATAAAGGCGTTTAAAACCGTTATCTGCTGGCCCACAGCGCTCCACAAATCCGGTAAACCACCGATAAACAGTATCGCCCATCCCCAAATCAAGCCGGACCAGTTCGCCAGTGCAATCGCGGTCGCATTCGGCAGTGATAAGCCCTCGACCGCAACCGCTAAGCTCGAGCACCAGGCGATAATCCGACACAGCTGAAAGCCGATCGCCCAGATAAAGCGCTGTGGTCGTCTTCATGCCTCACCGCCTGAGCCGAGCGCCGGCCCGATTTTGTCATTAATCCCCTTCAGGAACTGCTCAAAGCCATTTAACTGCTCTGGGGTTTCCGTTGCTGCGGTCGTGCCCTGGGCTGTCTGAACCTGCGCGGCTGCGCCTCCTGCCGCCTGCGCTTTTTTCTCCGCAACACTGAAATATTCTTTTAGTGTGAAATTAACGCGCCAGGCGCTCAGGCCATCCTCTTTTGACGCATCAACATTGCCGGAAAAGGTCGCCTCCCTGAGTTTTATCGTTCTGGCCAGCTCATGGTTCACGCGATAGCGCTTCGCGCCACCACCCGCCATCGTTGCCTCAGCCAGTGAATACAGGAGCTGCAGCTGCGTTTCGTCGTCATAGGGGATCGTGCCCGTCACCTTCAGCTCTTTGGCCTTAATGCCCTGCTCTGATTTGGCGGCACTCGATGCCTGGCCACTCTGGTCTTTGTCCTGAATTTTCATCGACACAGACACATCAAGATTTTTAAGGCGAAGCACCTGCCCGCTCAGGGCGAACGTCATGCGCTCACTGGTCATCTTTAAGCATCCCCCGTAACTCGACAAGGTCCTCACCGGCAAACACAATGCAAAGCGAAAAAACGTGATCCGGGTGAGGAATTTCTTTGCGCATTTCTGAAATCGCGCCGGTGGTGTTTTTGACCGATGACACAGCACTCACGGCGAAGCTTCCGCCGGTTATCGTCGTCAGCTCCTCCTGGGCCTGCTTCAGCATATCTGCTCGTTTCGCCTTAAACGCTCTCAGGGCTGTCGCAATATCATCACCGGCACCGGCAGCAGCATCACCCATTGCTGAAGCACTCGCCGCTTTGCGCAGGGTTGCCACGGAAAGCACAGCTGCCGCCGGCAAGCCGCCAGCAGCTGCAGGTATCTGCATTCGGCTTTCGACAAGGGACAGCGCCGAGACGGCTTTGCGCTTCACCTCGGCAATAGATGCGAGCGGGAATGCTGCCTCAAATGCCGCCAGCTGCGTGGCAAAAGCAGACAATGTGGGAGCGCTCACCATAATAGCCGTGACATCAAGCGAGCTGGGCGCGCTGACCAGTTTTTTTGTCGCCCACGCCACGGCGTTCTCCGGGCTCAGGTACACGCCAGAGCTTTCCTTTTTTCCCGCGCCTGACGTCCACGGGCTTATGGCCAGCACGCTGCAGATAATTGCCCCGGCGTCGCCGGTCACGGTTAGTTTTTTTGATTGCCACATACGCCGCCCTTATGCCGTTCTCAGCCAGCCGCGCAGCGTGACGAAGCTGCTCACCACGGAAAAAGGTTTATCACCGCCAGTTTTGCCGATTTCCCCCTCAAGCTCATGGTCATGCTCGCCTGCTTCCTGAGTATCATCCTGCTCAATGCCGAGGCGCGTGTTGTCCACGGAAACCCTGGTGGAATCCTGCGTGCCTCCCTTCTGATATTTATCGTATCCGTGTTTATGCCCGCCGGCTTTTTTGGTTTTCAAGCCAGTGAGGGGGTGACCGTGTGAGGGGATATTGTCAACGGACAGCGTAACGTTGTCACTGCCGCCAGTCTGCAGGGGCTCTGCGCCAATCATGATAGTCCTGGCGCTATAATTGCCGCTCATATCTGACCATTGGGTGCCCGGCCAGCTCTCGGCAGGGTTTACAGCCGAACTGGTGAGGAATACATCACCCACGCGATGCGGGCATCGCTTATCAACTTCCTCGGCTGAATAAATACCGAGGTTTTCCCGCGCTTTCTGCTTGTCATCAATATCCGAGAGGTTATTCGCCCGGTGCAGATATCGCTTATCCGATTCGTCCTTGCTGTAGACGTCGAGCTCATCAACGACCTGCTCAAGCGCCTGCAGGGGAAACGGCGGGCGCAGGTCGGTAATGTTGCCGGCAGCATCAGTCTGAGCAATCGCAAACACATAATGCTGAAAGCCGTCTTTTTCGTAATTTTCAAGCTCAGGCGCGACGCGCAGCGAATATGTAACGGACCAGGCCCCGGTCGGCGTTCCCTGCCAGGTTGCATCAACCCAGACTTTAGTCGCGTTCGCCAGCGGCCCCGGTGAGGTGACTGCAGCGGCATGGCACCGCAGGCCGTGAACGTAGCCCAGCCCCGGCGCGACGTTAAATTTCCCGTCTGCAGCTGTCACCAGAAAGCCGTCACCGTCAAACGCAGCCACGCCGTAAACATCGATATTTTCTGCGCGCACGCGCTCATCAGAGCCGGCGTGACGCTCACTGTAGTCAATCTGCCAGGTTTCCGGTGTGACGCTGATTTGCGTGGCCTCTGCCGCGCCGGCAAACTCCATCACCATGTTACGGATGAGGCTGTTACCCTGCTGGCCACCGCTGGTTTTGATTTTCTGCTGCTCCTCGCAGTGCACAATCATCAGTACCGTGCCGGTGGCGCTGTCAGCCAGCCCCACCCAGTTATATGACCAGTTGCCAATTGAGCTATCGAGGACAACGGAGTACACCACGGCATTTTCACTGACCTTTCCCATTCGGGTGATAGTGTGCGCGTGGGATATGTGCGCATCTGCGGGCATCCCTTCGCCCGGATCAATCTCATCGCTCGCGTCCTGCCCGGGGATGAGAGCAAAAATCATCTGGTCGGGCACGGCTGGCTCACTGGCCAGAATCTTGTTTACGTTCCATTCCTGGAACGCATCAGTAATTACACTCGACATTAATTATTCTCCTGTTCCCTGGTCAGCGGCGGGTGACATTCGCCAGCCGGATGGAATCTCACTGTAATCAGACAGACTGGTGCACCAGGTAAACATCTGGTTGTGTACGGTAATGGCTGGCATTTTATTCATTAGTTCCGTCCCATAGCCGGTGACCAGTACGCAGCTGTAAAACAAAAGACCTGCATTCGTAATACGGGGGTAACTCTCCGCGCTGAAAATATCGTTAATGTCAGTGGTCAGCTGGTCGCAGTTCATAAAACACGCGTTAAGGTTGGTGAGCGTTTCGCTGCAGGCAGCCATGAGCCCCTTTTCCACGACACTGAGAGGGCAATATCCAAAAAGACGATAGGCATTACTTAGCCGCCTGGCTCCGCTCAGGAACCCGACCGGCAGGCTTGCCAGATTTGTCTGCCTGAATGCCCCCTCCATGTTGGTTACAGGGGTGTCACCCGTCAGGAAATCATCCGGTAGGGCTCGGACGTTCGAACATTCGGAAAGGAAATAACTCAGATCGGTTGCATTCGGCAGCACAAAAGCACCAGGGGAAATGTCACTGAGCAGGCTTTGCCTGTAAAAGGCATAACTGGCACTGGATCGCGTGCCGCAAAAATGGTGAATTTTTTCTACCCTGTTGGTATGGCTGATTGTGGCTTGCCGGCTGAAGGTTACCGTTTCGCTGTTGTAAACTGTCAGGGTATGAGTCTCGCCAGTGGTCAGCCTGTCAGGATCTGGCGCGTACCCCGATTGTATTGACGTCGTTGAGTAATGCTCGCCGATATCGCCATCACCCCAGTCAACCAGCACGCCGTTAGAAGCGGTCATGTAAAAGACTGGTGAAGTGGCAGAGCTGAGAATAAAGTCGACCTTTGCCCCAGCCACCACTCTGGCCGTGATGGTCGCCGTTCTGCCGCCCTCAGTGGTTTTGAGCGTGACCGCCGCGGTACCGAAATCCCCCCCCCTGAGCGTCACAAACCCGTCGCCCACCTCAGCAGAGCAGAAACCCGGCTCATCAATGTCGGCGGTAAACGTGGCGTCATCCACCCCGGAGGGCAGCACGTCCACACGGATCGTTTTCGCCTCCCCGGGCAGCAGCCAGACCTCATCAAGCTCGGGCACAATGGCGCTCGGCCTTAATGTGAGCTTGTAATAATCAAACCAGGTCACGCAGTCAAAATGCCCGGGGTGAATGTAATCCGTGTTCTCATTCATGACGTCGAAAAAATAACGCCTGCAGGTGCGGCCATACTGCCGAACCAGGCGCATCATGAGCGTGTTGTCGCGGCTCAGCTGCTCGTCGTTAATGCGTATCAGGATCACATCCCATTCATCCTGCAGCTGGCGCTCGAGCTGCTCAATCTTGCCAATCTCAAGGCGCTCAAATATCCGTGAAAATCCCGCCATGCAGCCGGCGTCCTGGGCGTTCACAAAAGCGTATTTCACGCGCAGACGGAAAAGGCTCAGCGATTCGCCCGGGAAGCGCTCAACGTCGCGCTGGTAGGCCAGCAGGGCGAGCAGCTGCTCGTCGCAGGTATCAACGTCAATCTGCGCCAGGGGGAACATCAGCCAGTCGCGCACGCGCTCCCACCACGTTTTTGAGGCGTGGGCGAGCGTGAGCGGCTCGCCTTTATTCATCCAGACCGGCAGATTGATATCAGGAAATTTATTCTCCATAACCCACCTCAAGCGCGCCGAGGCGCGGCACGTTCAAATCACTGAGAATGTCGCCGGCGTCAAACACAACCGATTCAACGTCTTTAAACGTCTGGTGGATTTCTTCGCCCAGGCGCGACATCGAGAAGCGCGCAAAAGGCCAGGTTTTCTGCACTTCGTAATCATTATTTTCGCGGAACGCGCAGCGAATGAGATCGGCAATATCGAGGCGCAGCCGCTCCAGCGCCTCCTCTTTGAGAAGTGACGAGCTGTAGAGGTAGATTGTGGCGCTCAGGTCGTGGACGGTTTCAGGCAGCTGCAGTGCGAGAACGTCATCGCCGTGGCCATGATTGCCCTGCGTCATCACGTAGTCATTCACCGTTTCGATAAAGGGTTCGCTCGACACGCCGGCATCGAGCAGCAAAAACACGTTGGCGGTACCAGGACCGCGCGGGGCGTCATGCTGAAAATAAATGCGGTCGGTAGTGATGCCGGCAATGCCGCTAATCATCCCACGGTAAACGGCATCAATATGATACTGCCCCACCAGGTTAAACTGGTTTTTGGTGCGGTCGCGCAGCTCGTCGTCGCTCTCCTCATCCGCGCCTGGGGTAATGAGCCAGTTTTCTTCATTGACTACGCTCGCGATCCCATCGATGGCCACCGGCAGAATGCGGAAATATCCCGGCGCCAGATTGCTGGCCGCGCCCTCGGTGATGGCTACCACCGGCACAAGCGCGCTCGAGGCGCCGGCTGAAATCGTAAAATCATCATTTGTCTCGAGCTGGTGAACCCTGCCGTTAATGCGCTCGGTCTGAATGACCGTTCCTGCCGGCACGGTAATCTCACGATCCGGATCGGATTTAGTAAAACGAATGACACCCGCCGCTGCCGAGGCATCCTTACGCGAAAGATTCACCGCCCAGGCGAAGAGGTCCAGAAATATGCCCGCCGCCGTGGCCAGAAACATGTTGGCCATAACGATATTGACCAGCGCATCCTTGAGCCACATCACCGGCGCGGTAACAATGGCCGTGATAAGCCGCCAGAATGGACTCATGCGCGAGGTGTTTGTAATCAGGCCTGCCTCTCTGACAATCCCGTTAAACTCATCGCGTACCTGCTCCTCGGTCGTAGGCATTCCGTGCTCAGCCAGAATGCCCTCATAATCTGGTTTAGGTGTATTACTCATCGCCTGTCTCCCTGGATATCGGGCCAAAATCCCATGTATCTGCGGTAATGGTGTGATTACCTGTTGTTGAATCCGAAATGTTCACCGTCCCCGGCACAATCCGGTCATCTGACTCAACCAGCAGCTCCATTTGTTGCAGTACGTCATAGCGCCTGACAATGCTGCGCTCCCCCACAAGGCTCTTTGCCAGGACCGACTCAATAATCATGTGCACCACATCCTGCGCGATGCTGTCACGGTTGTTGCAAAGCTCCGGCTCTGCCCCGGAATCCAGCACAAAGTTTTTATCTTTAATGCGCAGATCAAAATAGAGTTCCTTCATGGTGCGGCAAGCTCCGCAGACTCCAGAATGGACTGGAACGTTGCGCCGTTTGGCGGGTAGAAGTTGAACTCTTTATAACTTCGGCTGTTATCCACCTTGCTGGAGCCGGCGATGCTTTTACCCACAGCACTGCGATCAATGTCCGGGGCCGTCATGCCTGCTGGCGAAATCATCCCGGGGACTTCGGGCGCAACTTCACTTTTCACGAGGTCGATGTCGATACCCGGGATTTTATTCATTGTGCTGATGATCCAGTTGAGGGAGCTGATTGCGGAGTTCTTCACCCACGCCCACAACCCGGCGAACATGTTTTTAATTTTCTCGATAGCCGAGCTGATAAGCGCGCCAAATGAGGACACCACGCCACTGATAAATGTGAACGCGCTGCTGTCCATGATGGATGCCTTGAGATCATCCCAGTGAGAAATGGCATACCAGACGCCGGCAGCAAGTAATGCAATCCCGGCAATAACCAGCGTCACCGGACTCATCAGTAACTGCATGGCCACACCGGCGAATGCCGTTGCCGCGCCGTAAGCCCACATCGCCACGGTGGCGATAACCATGCCAGCACGTTGCGCCAGCATGACGGTATTTGAATAAAGCGTGGACAAGGCAAAGCCACGCATGGCGAGAGACGTAATGAGGATGGCGGCGCGTAATTTGCCCATTACCGCCGTCTGCAGCACCGTCCAGATAGTCGCAATTTGCAACGCGCGCGCTTTAAGATTGAGCACCCACACCAGCGCCTTGAGCACACCGGTCGTTAAACGCCATACAGCCTTTAACGAGCCCCAGACCAGACCTGCCACGCCGGCAACCAATATGCTGGCGGCATTTGCGGCTGTCAGGGCAATAATGGCCGTTGCTAAATAGCCAATCTGGCGGGATATATTCGGGAACATCTCCAGCCATTTTGCGAACTGAATGCCCCCCTGAAGAATGCTATCAACACCCGGCTGAATAGCTTTAAGAAGCGGCTTCCCGATTGCAATTCTGATTCTGGTGCCGAGCTGAGCGAGGCGCTCCCAGCTGTCCGCTGTGTCGGCTGCTAACTGTGCCGCCGTGCCGAGCCCATTACTCCCGCTAAGCTCAATGATGTCCTTGCGTAGTTTCGCTGACGATCCCCATGATTTCGTCAGAGCCACAGCGCCTTTTCCGAATGCCTTGTTGAGCTTTTCCTGCAGCGCAACGTTGCCAGCTACGGAATCGCCGTATTTGGCCTGAAGCTTCTCAAGAATGTCCGGGAACGCGAGGAGATGCCCCTGCGCGTCCGTAAAACTCAACCCAAGCTCTTTAGCCCCATTTCGCGCATTTTTCAGGAAAGCATCATACGCACCGCCAGCGGCGTTGCCGATTGTGCCGCCGAGGCTGGAGAGAACGGCAAGCTGCTCATCCATACCGACCCCATAGCTGCTGCCGGTTCCCTTAGAGCCCTGAATCAGCGCCTGCACCTTCCCCATGTCCATGCCGGTATTTTTGACCAGCCATGCCGTGCGCGAGGCGATACTTTCAGCGAAATCCACCTGCCCCATGCGGGTTGACTCAGCAATAAAACGTTTAGAAAGCTCGGCAATATACCCCGCCGCCTCTGCGCCACTGCTTTTCGTGATATAGGCAAGAGTGTTTGCGGCGACCGCTGCCCGGGGCAGGTCTTTGTCCGATAAATCACGCAGCGCAGATTTAATACCAATAGTGGAATTAACGAAATCCAGAGCTGATGTGCCGTAATCTGTACTGAACTTAGCCGCTGCTTTGCTGATGTCGTTCAGCGTGTCAGCGCCGACATTGCGCGTGCCAAGCTCATCGAGCGCATTCTGCAGGTCATTAGCAGGACCGATAATGCCCTTCAGTGCCAGGCCAGCACCCAGCAACCCCGCAGCACCAATGCCTGTGGCTTTGAGCGATTTTTGTGATTGCTTAGTGAAGGACGCCAGAGACTGCTTTGCCTGCCCCAGCGGCTTTGAAAGGTTATTTTTGAGGCTCAGGAGAAACTGCAGCTCTTTCATGGGCATCTCTTTTAGGAGAAAGCATGCGCCACACCTTCGGCGGTGGAATTAACGCTTCGCTTGTGAAAATATTCTGACAACCAGATGGCTCTGGCCAGATTGAGTGCGCCATCCGGCGGCTCATGAGCATCAGAGGGATGAGGCAGGTAATGCCGCCTCAGAGCCAGCGTTTGCTCGTAATTGCTCCCCCGGATGTACTCAACAAGCCGCTCTATCGCTTTACGGCAATTTCGAGCTCTGGTGCGTATTCGCCATTCAGCGCTGTAGCAACCTGAACGGTCGCCCCAGGACGGGCAAGAATCTCGACCAGCGCCGCCTTACTGTCGGGTGCGACGACTTTCATCAGGTAGTCGCGCAGCGTCCCGGCAACGTTCTTTCCGGTCGCTGCCTCATTCTGCAGCTGGTTATAGGCCACCATTGTTGGCTCAAATACAATATCGTTGCCGGCAATGGTGAGGGTGATAGTTTCAATTTTTGTGCCCATCAAGTTTCTCTCTTTGTTTAATTTCACGTACTAACTGGTTATGACGCGCCGCGCAGTCGGTGTACATGCTGCGCAGCGGGCGCATCACGCCATCAAAATCAGCCCCGGTTTTACCGTTTAATCTCGGCAGCGTTTCCGGGCATTCCTGTGTCAGGTTCGCCTGATAAGGCGCGCTCGGCAGCCTCACTGGTTTCATTGAACAGCCGCATATAATCATCAGTAGCGCACTCGCTACCGAAAATCGGATTGTTGATTTCCAGGCTAAAAACACGCTCCCCCGTAATTCATTGGCATGCAGCTGCTGCAGGCGCTTCTCCAGCTTGTTGGCTGAGGCATCGGAAATGTCATTAATCAGGCGCTGGCGCTCGCTCTCCGAGCTCAGGATTGCCCCATCAAGACGGCGCTCAAGTGCGCTTTCAACCTGCCAGGTTGCCGCCCCGCCGACCATCAGACCGATGAGCAGGGAGGGCAGAAGATTCGAAAGCCAGCCCTTAATCATCATTTCACCCCGTTGTGCTCAAGGCTGAAGTGGTTGCCGTCAGGCTTGCTGAAACGCCCGCCCCAAACGCCGCCCAAAGACTCCCAGTATTCACCCAGCGGCCTGTAAGCCCCGGTTGACTCCTGGTATTTCCCATCAATAAAAAGATTGAAATCAATGGCCAGGCGCAAAATATGCAAGCTGTTGACAATGCCTTTCCCGGCCTGAGCATTAAGCTGTGCCTGAGTCGGCGTTCTGTAGGCATCCCCAAGGGTCAGGCCGTAGCCGTTCTTATCTGCCCAATCAATCAACTGGCCGATCATCACGGTGAATTTTTGCTGTTTTTCACTCAGTGTCATCGCGTTTGCTCCCGTCAAAAAGTCGTTTAAACAATCCCCTTACGCCGGCTTTAATGGGCTCCTCCAGAAAGGAGTAACCCAGCACAGCGACCAGTGAGGCGAGCCCCACAAGAGTGACATCTTCCACATCAGGCTTATGCGCCCTTGCCGCCAGTACGGCCAGCGATGCCAGCGCACCCAGCAGGCACCGGCTGACAAGGACGCGCGGGGTTAGCTTTTCGTCGCTGTTAAGTAACCGGTAAAGTTCACCGGCCACGCCGATGGCGACAAGCAGCGCGATCAACGTTGCGCTGCTCACCCATCACCCCACAATGCCGCGCAGGTCTGCGCTGCTGAGGTATGGCACACCATCAATTCTGATAAATTCTGGCGACGTCACTTTGTAAGGCACGGTTTTGGTCGATTTCTCCCCGCCCTTTGGGTCAGCCCCGAAAAGTGAGCTGATAGTCAGCGCGCAGCCGAACGCCTCAATTTTTGAGGTTTCGCCAATCACCTGGCCATAAAACAGGATGTCGAATTCATCCAGGTCGCGCCAGCTGCCAGCTGCGCGCGCTGCCGCATTCAGCTTTTTGAAATTTTGCTCATCAAGCTCCATTTCCCCCTCAGCAGAGACGTCGCCCTTCACCTTGCCATTAGGCACGCCACGCGTCTGAGCGACCGCGGTGTTGTCGGTAATGTCGAGCGTGATGGATTCGACGTGCACCTCGGTAGTGCCGATCATGATGTCAAAATCCATCCCGCCAAGTCGTGCTGTCATTTACGCCTCCAGCTCGGTATCGAGTGCGATATTTACGGTGATTTCCTTCGGTGACGCATAAGGGCGCACCACAATGCTGATAGAGACTCTCGTATCGGTGAGCCAGGTAATGGCCACATCGCCATCCTTTGGTGGCTGCACTTCGCCCGGGAACTCAACCCCGTTGATTTGCGTCGAGCGCGACATCTCGCGCAGCACCTTCCCGAAGTACGTCTCATGCACCGCAGTACTCAGCGGTGTGCTGTTGAGGCTGCGATTGCCGATTTTGCCGATTGCCTGGACACGAACGCGGCGTGAGACTTTATCGACCACCCGAACATGCTCGATAACGGAATAATCGCCGCCGGTGACTTCGAGCATCAGACCATCAGACCAGTACATGCCCTCATAATCTGAGTACCACATCGGCACGCTCAGGCGCTGCCCGTTAAACGCCTGCAGACTCGCAAGCGATAACTCCACGCCATCGCCATCCACAGGTAAATCGCTGCTCTCGATGCCCAGCCCCAGCAATTCCCCGGTTTCAACCCGACAAGGGGAGTCAGCCACGGTAACGGCGCTATTAGCCAGCCGCCCTGCCAGCACACCTGCCTCGTTCCCCCAAAGCGACGGCACCAGCTGAATGCTGTTTGCCGCCAGTCCTTTCTGCAGGTCACTCACGAACACCAGATACTCTGACCAGCTTTTTTTCTTCTGCAGGGCCGTCGGTCCCGCAACCGTGGCAATAAACCAGACCCAGCGCCCCAGCTTGTTCGTGATGGTCGTGCGCAGCGCATGCAGTTTTTCAAGGAACGTGCGCCCCGCAGAAACCTCATCGAGCTCTGAGCAGACCAGCACCCCTTCCACGCTGATATTGGCCATCACCAGCTCAATGGCATCAAACCATGCTGGCGTAGCCGCCGTGGACCCGGTGCTGCCGGTATCCTTACCGAGCGCATCAGCTTCCCTTGGTTCCTCGGGTTCCTCGGGTTCCAGCATCAGGGCATATCCTTGCCACCCTTGCCCGCCATTAAGTTGCGCCGCCCGAACCTGCTCCAGCAAAACAGCGTCAGCACCACCAAGCACTTCATCCACATCCGACTGTGCATTCAGAACGGCCAGAGGGCTTTTATCATCCAGCGCCCCGCTCGCCATGCCGACGAACAGCAGACACCCCTCAACTTCTGCGACGCTACCGGCTCGCTGGTTGAGTTGGTTTATAACGACTCCAGGCCAGGTCATTTATTTTTCCCCTTGATGTCCTGCGCTTTAACGCCGGCACCGAACTGAATGCCGCGCATCTGGCGCACTAAAATTTTGTCAAACTCTTCATCACTCACCGCCAGCCACTCTCGCGCTGGCAGCGTAACTGTCCAGGAACGCAGCGCTCCACGCCCCTCCATTGAGCGGATAATGGTTCCCGCCTTGTCCTGGGTAAGCGTGCGCATGATCTCGTCCATTGAGGTCACGCCGGGAGCCGATACCGGGTGCGACATATACCCCAGCTCATGCAGTTTTTTAGCCTGCCGCAGCGTGGCCATCTTCGTGCCGCTACCCGCGCTCGCTTTCCTGGCTTTATCAGCCGTCATGGTGGTTTTCATCCCGGACTGCTGGATGTTACCGACCACGCCCGGAGAGACTTTTTTTGCCCCCGGAGATAAATTTTTGCTGAGTCGTTTGCCGGCAATTCACGTATGGCCATCATCTTCGGCAGCTGCTGCATCATCTTCGTGCGCCGTCCGTCACTGCGCCCGGGCCACTTCTCGCCCTCGGCATTCTCCTGGCGGCGCTGATGGCGTTTAGCCGAAACCATTACGCCGAGCTTCAGGATGCGCCAGAGCAGCCGCTTGCGCTTCTGAGGTGGCAAATCGAGCTTCGCCAGCTCTTTACGCATCAGCGCAAACTGGCGCGTGTTGAGAGTTAGCTCAGCTTTCATCCTCACCACCCGTCACCACCGCCGGCGCGCCCATGCCATAAATCCAGGCCTCTTGCGCCACGTAAACCACCGGCTCAGCGAGCTTGTACCGCTTCCCGAAATAAGGGATCGGGCCTTTTTCATCCGGGACCATTGCGATCTGGTCGACAAGTGGCACCGTCACAATAATGATTGCCGTTTCGTTATCCCGGATTTGCAAATCCACATCCGGGTCGCCCAGGCTGAGCCTGTGCCGGCGTTCGTTACTGAACTCATCAAGCCATGCATTAACCAGGGCAAATATCAGGTCAGGATTCTGCTGCCGGTATGGCCATCGCTCCCACCCCAGCACGCCGTTGTATCGACGCTCGCCAATCAGCTGCTGCCCTAATCCCTGGCTTTTACTGGTTCGTATGAGCTGGATGTCATCCATCCAGCAATCCGCGCCGGTTGTCTCCATCAGCCTGTCCGGGACGTTCTCCTTCATGTATGAGTAGAGTGAGTCCAGCTGCGTCATATCAGATGCACCCCAACACGCCCCAGCCCCTTGATGCCCCGCAGCGCCACCGCAGCTTCAGCGAGCAAAGAGGCTTTTGTCTGCGGTGCGTCCTGATTGGTGTTTTCTTCGCGCCGGCTAATGGCGGCGAACTCCCCCATCAAATCTGCCTTTGCTCGCGCATAGACGGCTTTTTTATAGCGCGCGAGTAACACGCTCTCCCCTTTCATGCTCGGACCGGGAACGGCAGCAGCGGTCTGATATCCCGCCCTCTGCTTCGAGGCGGCAAACGCCTCAAGGGATTCATTGATTTCACCCACCGCCGTCAGCATCGCCTGAGAGACGGTGTGATGGCTGATATCCGGCGGGATGCTACGCGCACGCTGGAAGTCCTCCAGTTCGAGGTCAGGCCAAAAGCCATCATTCGTGAGCGTTGCCTGCTGATATCCGTCGTTACCTGGTCGAAACATGATCCACTCTCAATAGGTGCGGGCTGTCCGGGTTTCCTCGGCCCGTTAAGCGCATGCGCTCCGGCCTCCACCCGCGCCCGCCCCGGCTGGCCGGGTGTCGGTAAAGCGAGCTGATAATCAGCCCGCTAAATGCTATGCCTGCCCTGCCGCTTCTTTCTCAAGCTGACGCAGGCGGGCATCGATGCGCGTAATACGCGAACTCACGCCAATTCTCGGCCATAAACCGTCAGCAATAAGCAGCAGCTCCCGCGACCGGCGAAGTGCGTCAGGGTCGAAAATGGTCGAAGGTGCAGGCTTGCCGGTGTTATCACGCAAAAGAAACTCGCCAGCGAACTTGTACCACTTCGCTGCATGCTTCTCGTGCAGTCGCCACCCCTCACGCACATGCTTAAACACGCGAGAGAAGTACGGCTCAATGCTGTTTCCTGCGGCTGACTGGCGCTCTGCCCACTCCAGAACCTGATCAGCCACAAACGCCGGGAAGCGCGATTTGATGCGCTCAGGTGTTGGCTGCTCCTGGCTGATGGCGATGTCTGCCCAGTCCAGCGCTTTCTCGATGTCACCCACGTCAAACAACCAGATGACACACCAGCCTAAAACGGGGTATTCATACACCTTGCCGGCAGCAAAATAGCGCTCAACATAAGGCATCCACTTCGGCAGCAGCTCGGTGCGTTTGAGCTCAATACGCTCCTGGATGAGCGGCAACGAGGCGAGGCGATCACGGTCACGCTCAAGTGCCAGCAGCTGCAGGTGCAGGCTTTCGCTGTCATTCGCTGCCGGCGCGCTTTGCGCCGGTTTTCTCTTCGCTTTGTCACGCATCTGGCGACTAAAGCTAATCGGGTTAAATGCCATTTGTTACACCTGCGTCTGGTCCAGCTCTTCGCCACCGTTACCACCACCGTTATCACCGGAGTTGTTGCCAAAATCTTTAATGGCCTCCTCCTCCTCAATAACGATCACATCGTCATCGATGGCGCCGTACATCATCGGATGGCCAAGCGCAAAACCACTCATGCGCCACCAGGCGTTTTCATAGCCCATTCGGTCCTGGACGTGCTCAGCACGGCGTTGCTGCGTGCCGCGCTGCGTCAGAACCTGCAGATTTTTGAGCGTGGTAGCGGCAATGCGTTTACCCGGCAGGAATGGCGCTACATGCACGCGACGGCCTGCAACGGTGTTGGCCAGCATTTGTGCGGCGATGTTTTCCGTTGGCTTGCCGGCTTCCTGGAACAGGCGGAACTGCTCAGCGGCAACCAGTTCATGGCCAACCAGCAGAACCACATCGGGCTCGTTCTGGAACTGTGCGGGAATGGTGGTGCTGATAACCCAGGATGCGAGCGCATCCAGCGTTTTAATGTCGCCGTTAGGGCCGAGAACAATGGAACCCTCACCCGGATTCAGTACGCGAGGCGTAAAGCCCGGGATGCGATCTTCTTCCGGAGTGCTGTCATCTTCATGCAGGGCGTCGAAGTTTTTGGCAATCTGATGCCAGCCAGGCGCGACGTCTTCCCCGTTAGGGTATTTTTCAGAGTCCGTAACTTTTGCAGCATGCGTACCGTTAAAGCCGACGCGCACAATGTCATTGGAGAAGCTGCGGAGAATAAACTCGGCAACGGTATTAACAAACTCATCCTCGGTCGTGCCGGAATGAATCCAGTCGGCCAGCATATCCCACGGCATACGGGCGCAGGAGTCCATTGCTACCAGATCGTAGTTGTTCCCGCTCACGCCAATGTTTTTGGTAAAACGCTTGCCATCCGCTCGTCCGGTAAAGAGCCCGGGATTACCCACATCAACAACCTGACCGCGAATCTGCGATACTTCTTTATTGGTCAGTAACGGCAAAAACCAGTTTTTATCCATCAGCGCCAGGCGCAGGGCGGTTTCCTGTGGTGGGCTAATAGAGAACTGCCCAATACCTCTGGAATGATAAGGGAGGCTCTGCTCATCCGCGCCTGATGCGCCGCCGATACGGCGGGCGTATGCCTGAATAAGCTGGTTAAGTCGGTTTTGGTTAAAGCTCATAATTTTCTCACTATTTATCCAGGCGGCGACCACAAACCGGCGTCAGCCCTTTTTTTCGCTGGTCGGTTAGCTGAATATCAGAATGCGTAGTTCTGCTTATCTTTATCGCCGGGGTTATTGTCTGGCAATTGGGTTGCAATGCTGTCGAGTTTGGCGAATTTCTTTTGAGCATCATCAAGTTGAGTTTTGAGTTTACTGAACTCTTCATTGCCCACTTCCTCTTTCACTTCGTCAAGCGCTTCTTTAATTTCGGTGAGCTGCCCTTTAATTTCCTCGATGACTTCCGCTTGTTCTTCGTTGTCTTCCAGTAATTCTTCGACAACCTCCACAAGCGATTCCACCTGCTCATCAGAAAACTTCCCTTTACTGAATAAGCTTTTTTTAGGTTTCTGATCGGGCTTGTCGTCACCCTTGTCTTTTTTGTCCTGAATATTAAACAGGTTGCGGAACTGGCGTTTTTTATCGCTTAATTTACCGTTACTCATTTCTTCCTCGCTTAATTCTGTAACCTGGCTAAATACCAGAGGCTCTAATGCGCCATAAATTGCATGATTTTTTTCAGCACTAAAGCGCATGCGATCAGTGCCGATACTCGCCGGGCTCGATGTCACGCCCAGCCCCTCAAGGTAAGGCTTGCCCGTTCCCCGGAAATTGAGTGTCGGAGTAGGCTCAACGCTGCAGAAAAGAAGCTGGCCCCGGCGATTGGCGTCAATCAGGTCGCGCTCAGGGCACAGGCGGGCATAGAGCTTAACCAGGTCACCCACCGTCTCACACTTAAGATCGAGCACCTCGCCCTGCGAGCCATACCAGCGCTCATGCTCTGGCCAAATCAGCGCGGTATAAATACCTTCAGGGTCATAGGATTCGGCCATATCAATCAGCCACTGAGCATCAAGACTGCGCCCGTCAACCGTTTCGCCTTCCGTCGCGATACAAATCCAGTCGGTCATTAAATGTGAGCGAGGCATTAATATTTATCCGTGTAGTAAATCTGATACGGTAAGTATTACGATTGCGGCACCTTATTTCACTCATTCTATTTCCGCATTATTCGTAATATTAATTAATTACGACACCAATTGAATTATTTACATCATTTATACTCTCGCCGCCTGAGATAATGAATGAATGGAAAAGAAATCAAAATACCCCGATGAGGTTCGTGAGGCTGCTGCCAAACTTTTCCTCAAGCGCTGGACGCCAAAAGAGATTGCGAAAGAGTTAAATCTTAACTCTGCGCGCGTTGTCTATGCCTGGGCAACAAAATATAAATGGCGTGATTTATTGAGCGAGGAAGACCTTGAATCAATAATCAATCGCCAGGCGGCTATATTGGTGACTAAAACCAATAAAACAGATGCAGAGCTTCGCGAGCTTGATAAATATATTGATATGCACGTCAAGCTTGTAATGAGTCGCCATAAGCATGTCGAAAAAATGCGCGCGCTCGAACTCGGTGCGGGTGCGCCGGCCAGCGCCCAGCAAAAGGAAACAAGCAAGGGATCGGGCAGTGATTCTGCGCAGCGCGGCGATGGCCAGAAGCGCGGGCGCAAGCGTCGAAATAATGTCGATGGTGTGACGGAAAGTGATTTTGCTGAATTTGTTGAGGGGCTTTTTGACTACCAGCTGACGCTGCGTGAGGCGAAATGCCACCGTAACCGCATCTGGCTCAAATCCCGCCAGATTGGTGCAACGTGGTATGCAGCATTTGAGGCGCTCGAGGACGCGATCCTGACCGGGAATAATCAGGCATTTCTATCTGCCTCCCGCCCTCAGTCGCTCATTTTCCGGCGCTATATTCTGAAGTTCGCGCACCAGCTGCTCGGCCTCGAGCTCACCGGCGATCCGATAGTCCTGAGCAACGGCGCGGAGCTTCACTTCCTCTCTACCAACTCCAACACCGCCCAGGGCTTCTGCGCAAACGTCTACATTGATGAGATTTTCTGGCAGCGTAATTTCAGGGAGCTGAAAAAGGTTGCCGGCGCTATCGCCACGCACACCTATCTGCGCCGCACCTACATCTCCACGCCCAGCGCGAAGACCCACCAGGCCTATCCCTTCTGGACGGGTGATGAATGGCGCAAGGGCAGCACCAAACGCGCAAATATCGCATTCCCAACATTCGAGGAAATGCAGCGCGGCGTCATGTGCCCGGACAACCACTGGCGATTTATCACCACCATCACCGATGCCGTCAAAGACATGGAGAAGGTTGCAAAAGCGACCGGTGATCCGACGCTCGTCTTTATCAACCTCGAGGAGATACGGGAGGAGAACGGCAGGGATGCGTTTAATCAGCTCTATATGTGTGCGTTCGTTGATTCCGGCGATGCGGTGTTCAACTTTGCCCAGCTGGAGCGCTGTTTTGCCACGGTCGAGGAATGGCAGGACCACGACCCGGACGCACCACGCCCATTTGGCAACCGGGAGGTCTGGGCAGGGTACGATCCTGCGCGGTCGGGAGACACGGCCTGCTTTGTGATTCTTGCCCCACCATCAACCCCGGAGGAGTCATTCCGGGTGCTGCATATCGAGTCCTGGCAGGGCTTTAACTGGCGCTGGCAGGTTGAGCGCATTAAAGAATTTTTCGGACGGTACCGTATTACTCACCTCGGTATCGATAACACCGGCATCGGCAATCAGGTCTGCGAGCTGCTGCAAGACTTTGCGCGGCGCGTGGTGATGCCAATCACCTACAACGTGAACAGCAAAAATCAGCTTGTTTCTAAGATGATCGACATCGTAGAGCAGAAGCGTATTACATGGGACCGCGAAGACCGGGGCATTGCCGCGAGCTTTATGGCCATACGCCACACCACAACCAGCAAAGGCGGCTCGATGACGTTCGTTGCCGACCGCACCGCCGAAACGGGCCATGCTGATAAATTCTTTGCGATTGCACACGCAGCAATCTGCGAGCCAATCAACAACACGCGCAAACGCAAATCAGGCTGGGCGCGACGACTTACGGGCAAATCAGATGGGCAAGAAAAAGCACTACAACAAAACCGCCAGCAGGGCGCCGGCTGCTGCACGTCAAAACCGCAAACATTCATTCAGCATCGTGACAACCGATGTGCCTATGCCGGTTCTCACCCAGGGCACGCAGTACCACGAAATCTGGTACGACGATGCGGTAAATCACTGGCGGCAACCCATCGACCGCCTCGCCCTTGCGCAGCTGGCCAACATGTGCGCCGCGCATGGCAGCATTCTGTACGCCCGTCGCAATATGATTACCGCCGATTACATGGGGGGTGGCCTCAGCCTCATCGAGATGGGGCAGGCGGCGTATGACTGGGTGACATTTGGTGATGTCGCACTGCTCAAGGTGCGTAATGGCTGGGGTGATGTTGTGGATCTCGTTCCGCTTCCGATGCTCTATTTGCGCCGGCGCAAGGACGGTGATTTTGCCGTTCTGCAGAAGGGGCCGGCGCTCATCTATCCGCCCCGGGATATCATTTTTCTGAAGAATTACGATCCGCAGCAGCAGGTCTATGGTCTGCCGGATTATATCGGCGGCATCCATAGCGCGTTGCTGAATACTGAGGCGACCATCTTCAGGCGGCGCTATTTCCACAACGGCGCCCATACGGGCGGCATTGTCTACACCACCGACCCGAACCTCACTGATGAGATGGAGGAGGACATTGCCAAAAAGATTGAAGACACCAAAGGCGTCGGCAACTTTAAAATGATGTACATCAACATCGCAGACGGTAACGAGAAGGGTGTGCAATTCATCCCTATCGGGGATGCTGGCGTAAAAGATGAGTTTGCCAACGTAAAAAACATCAGTGCGCAGGACGTTCTGACCGCGCACCGCTTCCCGCCGGGGCTGGGCGGCGTCATCCCGGAGAACTCTGCCGGCTTCCCTAACCCGGAGACAGCGCGTGAGACGTATCGCAAAGATGAAGTGCTGCCCATCCAGCGAATGTTTGCCAGCGCGGTCAATCAGGACCCTGAGCTGCCTGAATGGCTGCATCTTCGCTTTGCTGGTCTGGACGCTGCGGCACTCCCCAGAACGGAAAAACCACGTAATGAGGTGGTAATTGAGCCCGGAGAAGCGGGTGCATTATGAGTAAAAGGCGGCGAAAAGTGCTAAAATCCTGCCAGATGTGTGCATGTGAGGGCTGGAAATTGGCAACAATAAAAGTTATCTGCGATGTGTGCGGCGCTCGCATGATCAACCGCAAAACGAACTGGCAGAAAGCTGGTGTTTACGCTGATTGCTATTACAGCTGCACAAACGTCGAATGCAGCCGGACATCAGTGTGGTCGCTGAATCATCATCACGATGTCACCCGCAGCGGCCTCGAAAAAAATGACATCGTGAAAGAGCTGCTTTCACGGTTAAGCCAGGAAGAAAGGCAGATGGCCATCGACTTTTTGCAAGCCGGATAAACTAAGCCCCGCATGATGCGGGGCTTTTTATTACTCAATTTCAAAATTACTGACCAGCAATTCCCTGGCTTTTTGTTTATTACTCCCGAGCGAGTACCCCGCACTCAGCGCAGTAATGTGCAGCCCGGAGAACGTCTCGCGCATCAGCTCAGAATCCCCCAATGAGATAATCACCTTCCCTTTTGCTTCCTTCGCGAGCGTCGCCATTTTGCTGTACTCCCCCAGTGGGAAATCAACACCATAGCCAGCTGTGCCGTAATAAGGTGGATCGAGATAAAACAACGTCTCTGGCCTGTCGTAACGCTTCAGGCAGATATCCCATGCCAGATGTTCAATGACGGCATCAGAGAGGCGCAGGTGGGCCTCTGATAGCGTCTCTTCAAGCCTGAGCAGGTTTAGTCCGTGGAACTTAGTGGCAGACGTGCCAAACGTATTACCGCCGACCTTCGCCCCGAACTCGAGGCGCTGCTGGTAATAAAAACGCGCGGCTCGCTGGATGTCGGTTAACGTTTCGGGGTCAGTGGCCTTATTCCATTCAAAAATCTGCCGGCTGGTGAGCGCCCATTTAAACTGCCTGACAAACTCCTCAAGGTGATGCTTAACTACCCTGTAAAGGTTCACCAGCTCCCCATTGATATCGTTTAGCACCTCAACTTTTGAGGGCTCCTTGCGAAAGAATAAAGCCGCTCCACCACAGAACGGCTCGACATAACAAGTGTGCTCCGGGAATGCCGGCAAAATGGCTTTTGCCAGCCGGCTTTTACCGCCCATCCACGGAATAATTGGTTTAGACAAATCTCCCTCCTATAAAAAAAGGGGTGCTGTATCGCACCCCGTCCAGATGATTATTTAATCTCTTTCTGCATGGCTATCGTTGTTTCATTCAGTGCGTTAGCCAGCGTCAACTCGGTAATCTGCTTCTCGGCGGCTTCCAGTGCGCCCAGCAACGCAAGAACAACGGGGGGATTAGCGGCGGCGATAAACTCAGCGTTTAGCCAGTCTTGCTCGGCTGTCAACTCGCTGCCCCCACAAATTTCGGCCAGCATATAGTTCGCCGTGCCTTCGCTGGCAGAAAAGATCGCGCCGTTTTCAGCAACCCACTCGCCGGGTGTGGCCTTCGCTGCGGCTTCATAAAGTTTTTGGAATGATTTTTGTTTACTCATCATTTTCAGGCCTTCCTCTCAATTGTTTTGCGTCTAAAAATCCAGCAGTGGTAAATTTCTGGCTTGCTCTGTACCGCAACTTTTCCAGCGTTGTATTGCTTACTCACAATGCTCCTCACCGGTCCGGCCTTAACAAATTCTCTGGTGCGGCTACCTTTTAGTAATTTCTTGATTTCTGATAACGAGAAGGGCATGCGCTGCCGGTAATGGCTCGCTATCTCTTCAAGGTGGTTAAAATTGACGGCAATTTCTCCGGGCTCCGCAGAGTGGTTGATGCCGAACTGCTCCTGAGAATCCAGGTAATCAAACAGATCCCAAAATTCCTGCACCATCGGGTGGTCGAGGTTGAGGGTGCTCTGGCGCTCGGCGGCTATCGAGAAAATATAATTTCTGGTCGCTGTCAGGCGGTCAGTGTGTACCGGCACCACAAGCGCCAGGGCGCACAGCATACCGATGAGTTGAGAGTGGGTTTTGATAATGCGCCTGTGCTTGATGTCGGTCCGGCCAGCCATCTCATCCATAGCAATCTGGTAGTGGCGTTGATATTCCTGCAGTACCTCTGCCTCTTTTTGGGCTGATAGCAAAAGGAACCCCGACACGCTTTTTATGGGGGTTTGTTCAAGGCGCTCAGCTGCGCGCTGGGTGAGATGGGTGTGGGTTGATGTATCGGTGAACATATGAATGATGCGTGATAAGAGCGCCTCTGAACCATCCACCTCGGCGTTTTGTGCAATCACAATCGAGCCCCGGAATGGCGGTTCGTGCGTTTCGTTACCGGAATTTTTTATACCCAGGGCGCGTGATGCACGTCCGTTATAAAGTGACTTAAGCTCATCAAAGTCGAATGCTCTGAGCTTTGATGGCTTATCTGTGCCATTGCGATCCCCTTCCATCAAAATGACCGGCAAATTACTGACCTGGGCAAAGTTTCTCCCTCGCGCTGCAGGTGAAGATTTGCTGGGATCGAACCCCTCATAATTTTCACGGCCACACAGTTTCCACAGAAATTCAATGAGGGTACTTTTGCCGGTGTTGGGCTCGCCGGATATCTCCAGGAATGGGAAGGATTTGTGGGTATCGCGGATTTGCTCTGCAAATAATGAACCGAACCAGAACGCCAGCGCGGCATAACCTTTAACGCCAAACGCCGTCCAAATGTCATCCAGCCAATCAAGCTGAAACTCTGTGAGCTCGGTATTTATTGAAAGCTGGGGTGAAAGGCTCAGGCTTTTAACGTTGCGCCGGTGGATCTCAAAGTAATCCTCATCGTTCAGCTTGAAGACCTTGCCATTGCTCACAGCAACGCTATTCATTACCCAGGCAGAAAAGTCGCGGTTGTATCCAATGAAGCTCTGCGTCTCTACCTCTTTTATGGTTTCCAGGGAGCGCATAAGGCGATCCAGTTGCTTGGTGTCACCAGAAAATGATGCGCCCTTTGCCAGGTGCAGGAGCCGGTCTTTAATGCTCGATGCAGAGGCGACGTGCGTTGATGTGAATGTGCCTTTTACGGATGGTGAGTGAGTTAGGTTTATTTTGATGTAATACCAGGATTCATCAGTAGGAATGGAGCGCTGGAAGTATAACGGGCGCAGTGTGCAGTTGGCGATTTGCTCAATGGCGCCCGTCTCTTTCAGGGCGCGTTTTTTCGCATCATCATCACTGAATGACTCCTGGTCAAAATCACGTATGCGCTCAAAAGCTGCCATGTATTTATTGAAATCCAGCTTGAACCAGTATGTACGATTGTCGAACTCAAACGGAAAGGCGTGAGCTTCGGTTTGCTGGTACATCAGAAGTGCCTTGGCGCTTGGGGATTCAGCGAGCAATAGCTTGCCGTAATAGCGATATTTAATGATGTTATCTGGCGTGAGTCTGCCCATCTGCAGAAGGTCGTTCCAGTCACGGACGCCGCCATTTTCTGAAGGCAGAGCCGCGCTGACTTTCCAGCCTTCTTCGGCGGCCCTGCTGGCGAACTTGATGATGCTGCTACGGCCAGCGCGATCATCATCAAACGCCCAGATTAGCCGGGGCCGCTTACTGATGTCCGGTATTGCCTCGGCCAGCTTGGCCAGAAGCATGGAGGGGTAATTTTTACAGCTTAGGGTTGCGACCGCGCAGTTTCCGGCCTGAGTCCAGCTCATGGCGTCAAATATGCCTTCAGTGATAAAAATATTGTTCGCGTTGACAAGGTCCGCTGCCGGCGGCTCCCACCAGTAGCCGGCGTATGGCCCGATGAAATTTGCTTTCTGACCAAAGCGTTCCGGCTCATCAATGATGCGCTCCCAGTGCTTGCCATTGGCCAGCGTGAACCTGACGGTGGCACTGCCCATGCCGGTTTCTGAATCTACAAAATGAGCCTGTTTATAGCTGCCTTTAAAACGGGTGATATCCAGCCCTCTCCCATCTCTCAGGTACGCATCTGCTGCAGCATGTGGGTTTTCAGGCGTGGACTTAAAACGGCGTGACCAGTTCTCAAAGAGATCCGGGTAAAGGCTACGGATCGTAATTTCGTGGCCGCACTTATTCTCGCGACCGCATTTGAGGAGGTAAGGGTGTTCGATACTGACATACATCTCTTTTTTGTTGCATGCAGGGCAAACGCCCTGCTGCAAATACTTCTCGCGCTCTTTGAAGCCAAAATCCTGCACCAGACGCCGCACAGCCTCAGCGCGAACTTGCTGATCCATTGGTGTGAGTGGGTTTCCGGTCATATTCTTGACTCCTTGTTATACGTCTCATGCGTCATCAATTGCCAGTGGACGCCGTTGTCTTTGCTTAGTACCCGCCAGCGTATGCCCAAGCGGATAACGAGATAATGCTTTGGCTTTATGCGGGAGTAGTTTTTTCTCCCCCGCATAAACGCGCTCAATTCAATACTGGCGCGCTTCCAGACCCGGGCCGGAGCCCGGCACCCTGAGAGCGTGGGGGGGGTTGCCGCCATCGCTTTGCCGTCCTCACTTACCGGCCTTGTCTGCCGGGCTATCCGGATGCGGAATCTCCATCGCGTCCATTTCGTACCAGCTGTATTCGATATCAGTAAAATCGACGATTGTGATCCCATGCGAGCCATCCATTGGAGGCCAACCCTCCATTCCCTTCCCTGAGTCCCAGTCGAATTGTTTAATTAAATCCTCAATAAAATAGTCGTGCTCAAATTGCTCCCGAATTACCAGCGCCCCAACATGCACAGAACTGCATTAACCAGACTGCCTTTATGTTGCTCACGCCATTTTGGGCTCGACCAAAACTCATTTAATTCTCTGAGTTTTTCATCCGTCATTATATCGTGGTCGATATCAAACACTGCCTCTGCAATATCATTCCATTCAACTTTGTAGCGTTTTACATTAGCCATAAACCCACCTTAAAGAATTGTTTTCCAGAAATGCATTGCGCTAAAAAAAGAAGCGCATACACACAAACAAAAAATGGTAATGAGTGAAACCCACCAGGATGCAGAAGCAAGACAAACCTTAATTGAGCTCCAGTATTTTTCGCTGTACTCCAAGCGTCGTATGCAAAGCAGGACGGGCAGAAGCCCGACAAATAATGAAAAAATGGCAGAGGCAATAATTGCAAATGTCATTGCATGGTCTCCAAATCAAATGGTTGAGGTACTTCGCCGTCAATTACCTGCATCAGCAGAGGTTTAATTTGCTGTGTTGACTCGGTATCACCAGAACAAAACGCAGCGCCGTATATATGCTGCATACCGTTCTGTAGAACCGTGAAAGAGAGTGCGCGGCTATTACCTTCAAACTCGACATTAAAATGAAACTCTTCGAGCAGGTTATTAACCTGTCGAGCGTAGACCTCTTTCATTTGGTGCTCCTCGTCAACCTAACCCTAACTTAAACCGCTGTTAATGCTGTGAATGCGTGCCGGGTTTTAACCATGCCCGGCGCATGGTCTTTGTGGTAAGTTCGCTATGCCGCCATCCGTAGCAAGATGCGAGCGGCATAACTATCAACACACAAAAGAAATGACTACAAATAAGCGAGCCAGCGATATCACTAAATTTGGTCGCGGGTTAAAACAAGTGTCTTAATTCTGTATGCGACGTGCTTAGCAAGCGCTTCTTTGATGGGTAATTTTCTGTCAAGGGAGCGCTCGTGCATATTTTCAGAATCATCAAATAATACACTCACAGCAAAATCGATTGCTGACCAGTCGACCTTGCCTGTTTGTTTCTCCCTCAGTTGGCGGGAAAATTCCTGATAAAGGTCATTGAAGGAGATAGCTTTTTCTTCCTCGATTCGTGATTCAAACGCCTTACTTTCTCCTGCGGGAATTTTTTCAAGGGCTGCGGCAATTAACTCAGAATGATAATCAGATTCAATAGAGTAAATAATAGAGGCTACTTCAGCGTCCTGGTAATAATAACGGCGACGAAAAAGAGTAGCTTCGACTTCACTTTCAACCTCTACATTAGATGAATCAAAATATTCCAACCCTGGCTCTTGCGCAAAATCAGCGAAAGCAAAGCGCTTTGTTAAACCCTCGGAAATATCCCCCGTCGCCAACCATGCTGTAATGCGCTTTCCGAGCCAGAACGAGCATTCCTCAGAACAGCCAACTAGGCTAGCCATCTCTGCCAGTCGATATAATTGCTTTCTTAAGTTGCGTTTATTCTTACATTCCGCCGGTGTTACATGCGCAGGGATTTTTCCGCACTCTTCGAAAATCACATCCGCAATAGCAATGATGCAACTGTCTACAATCTTAATACCCATTTTCACATCCTTATTTAGTTGTGTAAGTTAGTGCCGGGAATTAACCATGCCCGGCGCATGGCTTTGTGGTAAATTCGTTATGCCGCCATCCGACCAAGATGCAAGCGGCATAACTATCAACCCACAAAAGGATTTTTTTATGTCAAGAAGCGTTGGCGCTCACCGCCCCAATAAACCAGCTCCGCCGGCACCGCCAAAAGACGGCAAATAAAAAGGAAGTAGAGAATGACCGAACAAACGAGCTTTGATATTAAGTTTCGACTCGCCTACAGCTACCATCTTGAATATTTCACGTCGGTGCTCTTGCGCCGGTTTGATAAGTTTCTTCTTTTTATTCAGTTCGTGCTGGGTAGCGCCGTCGTTACGGATCGAGGCCCGTCGTTTGTTTACGGTGTTCTCGTAGCCGTCATTGCTGGTCTGCAGTTCGTGATTAAGCCTGGAGAGGTCGCCGGAGCTGCCAAGCAACAAGCGAGGCATTACAGCGAGCTTCTTGATGATTACATCGCCGAGGCTATTGATACCGACACCGTCAGAAAAAAAATCAAGATCATCGAGAAAAGCGACAGCGATGCTCCGGCCAGCCTCAAGGCTCCCGCCTGGAACGCTGCGGCTATCTCTCTGGACTCGGAAGGCAGAGATGCAACCAATCTGCTTGGTCGATTCTTTATCTGGCTGTGTGGCGAACGTTGCGATTAACATTCTCGCGCCCTCTTCAAGGTATCTGTAAATCATTTCAAAGACCGGCTAAGTCGGTCTTTTTTATTCAACGAATACACCGGGTTTATTGCCGGTCTTCTTCCAGTGCTCAGCTGCAGAGCGGATGACGGTCGTTTCATCGCTTCCCGCATATGCAGCGACGTCAGCAAGCTTAAATAACTGGTCACACGCCCATTCAATTTCCGCCGGGGTGTGAGGTGGGACGCTCTCACTTGATAGCTCCTGGCGCATCTGGTACATGCAGAGCACTGCGTTAGCAGCCATAAGCAGGGGTCTATTGGCGAGCCATGTATTTGCGCTGTATGTCTCTTTGCTCAGATACAGCTTGTCGATGTGGTTTACTGCTTCAGCCAGTGCGAAATAGCTGCCGCAATGACCACCACTTTCCGCTTCATGAACTTCGTACTTATCCAGGGTTGTCACTCGGTTATCTCGGGTCACCTTTCGGATAGTGAAATCACCGTACACCCAGTGATTGGGGTGCGTATTAATTAGCTGTCTCATCTCTCTTCCTTATTGGCAGCAAGGGTGTAACGCACTCCCTTTTGGTGGGCGTCCATGTAAATTGCATAGAGATTTACTTCACGCTTTTTCTTCGGCCCTGACTGGATGATTGGGACTGTTCCCCTATCAGCCCGATTCCGCATTGCCCCTCTCGATATACCGATTCGTTTTGCATGCTCAGCTAACGACTCTGATACCCGATTACCGAATGGATAATCTCTGGGTAAATCAGCGATATCCGGCATCTCATTGACCGAATTTTTCAACTTATTAGGCATCGGTGATATCCTCTCGAATTGATGCACCCTGATGCACCATGATGCAGTTTGGGTGTTTGTTGATGTCATCTGGTGCAACTTGTTGAACCAGTGACGAGAGTTTGGAACAACAAGGTGAACCATGTCAAGTGAACTTGCTGAAAAAATGAAGGCTATCCGAGAGGCCGAAGGTTTGAGTCAGTCAAAATTTTCTGAAATAACAGGGATTTCGATAAGTACAATCAAAAAATATGAAACAGGGGTTAAAGACCCTGGAAGCAGGACTTTACTTAAAGTCACCACCCACCCTGAGTACAAAAAATACACAATGTGGTTGATGAGTGATGAAACCAATGAGGCTGCCGGACAGATTAGTCCGGCTCTCTCCCCTGATGGGCAAAAGAACATATCCAACCGCCAAAACGGCCAAAAGGCTGGCTAGTCGCTTTGAAAATTAAGAACTTTTGGTCTACTGGCGGTATTTGCTTCTACAAAATGGACTTATTAGAGGATGAAACACCCATGCAAAACAATCAGTTAGTAAATGGATGGAATGAGAATTTTAATGCTGCTTTTGCAGAATAAATAACTTAACTAACTTTTGGGGCTTGCCAGATGACCATATCTAAACTTCCCGACGGGAGATACCTTGTTGATTTGCGCCCACAAGGTCGCGAAGGTGGGAGAATAAGAAAGCGCTTTAAAATTAAGTCAGAAGCGCAGCAGTACGAAAGATGGGCAATAGCTCATTATCACAATAAAGAGTGGGAGCGGCGACCGGTCGCTGACAGACGCAGCCTCTCTGAGCTAATAGCACTCTGGTACCAGTTAAAAGGCCAGATGATGAAGTCGTCGGCGAGCACGCATAACAAGGTTAAAGCCGTTGATAAGCGACTTGGTTATCCTCGAGCGGATCAGATAAACAAAAAAATGATTGCTGACTATCGCGCTAGGCGATTTGAATCGGGTGTCACGGCAAATACGATTAACAGAGATATTACTGCCATTTCGGCGGTATTCGCCTCCCTGATTGAGATGGGTAATTATCACGGCGATAACCCTTTCTCTGGAACAAAAAAACTTAAGGTGGCCACGGCTGAAATGGGGTTTTTGTCGCTAAATGAGATAGATGCCCTCCTGGAGGAACTGCCGGAAGACGAGCGGCTAGCAGCTGAATTATCGCTATCAACAGGTGCCCGCTGGGGCGAAGTGAAGCGTCTTTCCAGTACCCGTGTAGCTCATGGCCGAGTTACTTTTACAGACACTAAAAACGGTAAGGATCGCACCGTCCCCATCAGCGTAAATCTAGAGGCGAAACTAAAAGCTCGAGGTCGAGGGTTAATCTTTTCAGCAATCAATTATGACCTAGTGCGAGCTGCGCTCAAAAAAGTTGCAGCTGACCTACCAAAAGGCCAGGCGGTTCATGCTTTGCGCCATACGTTCGCATCTCACTTTGTGATGAACGGAGGCAATATTCTAGTCCTGCAGAAAATTCTCGGACATGCAAAGATTCAACAAACAATGGTCTACGCACACTTGGCTCCTGATTTTCTGCAGGATGCCGTCAGGTTCAATCCGATTAAAGAATAG